CTTAAACACTGATAGAAGCTAAAAAAGGGGGGTTTATTACAAAAGGTATGTAACCCGTATGCTATACTGGTAAGTATATGAAGGAGTTAGGGATAAAACAACTGCAATCCATAAGAAGCCGCGACTTGAAAGAGGGGTTTTTAATAAAATCTGGCGAAAGGCGGGTGGGGTTCTTTGTACCGATTAAGGATTATGCGGTTACTAATATGAAGTTGGATGCCATATTGGGGGCAGTTGAGAAAATAGACTCTTTAGTGGGTCAATGTTATAAGGACGGGGTGGTACCTACTGAGGGGAATTTGAGACGGTTGGAGGAATCTGAGGTTGAGGTATCACAGGAGCTCACCAAGTGTTGGAACAGGGATTGTGCCAATAGGACACCAGCAGTGTTTAGGAAGTTCATTGTTGATTACGATGTAAAGGAAGCGGTTATATGTGATAAATGCTATAAAAAGGCGGAGAAACCACTATGAGGACACTAACTGGCGAATTTCCAACCTTGGGACAATATATAGTTGACCACACCAACGGCAAGGTGGGGGCGGTTGTTAGAGTGGAAGGTGAGGATGTTTACCTAGTAGATGGCTATAAAGCCAATATATGGGACATAGGTGGAATACATAAGAGATATAAAGAATATTATAGGAGGAAGTATGAAGGATAATTGGATAATTTGGATAGCTATAGCAGTCATTATGTTTGTTGTGGGGTTTTTAAGCTCACCAACCACAATAGAGCACGTTATAGAGACTGTAGTGGTTAAAGACGAGATTAGCTATGCAGAGCGTGATGAGCTAAAGGATGAGCTAGCAGAGGCCAATCTGCAGATAATAGGGCTAGTACGACAATTAGAGGGATATAAGGATATATGTAATATAGATATAGTAATAAAACCAGGAGAATAACATGGTAGAAGCAAAGAAACAGGCACCAGGGGCTACAGCAGAAGGAGCACCAGCAATGCCACAACCGTTACAGATAGCTGTTCAGAAAGGACAGATTAACTACAACGGGGAAGTAAAGGACGTTTACATTACAGCGGCTGACGGCAAGCAGATGGTTTTCGATAAGAAGGAAGATGCTACAGGGGCTGCTAAGAAGGCCATAGATGACTTCAAAGCCTAGAATAGATTTTGAGTTAGGCGATTTTAAGATAACATTCAACGCATCACAGTTGGAGTTCTTTCAGCAAGTAAGCAAGGGAGCCAGATATATTGGCTTTGGAGGAGGGTTCGGTAATGGTAAGACGCTAGCAGGCTGTATCCAGGCCCTCCGCATGGCAGCTCTATATAAGGACAACTTAATCCTAATAGGGCGTTTAAAGGGTTCTGACCTAGAAGCTAGTACAAAGAAGACAATGTTGGAGCTATTGGGGCCATGGTTAGAGAACGGACAAGCCCAGTACAAAGTGAAAGAGAACAAGATAATTCTGGAGAACGGCTCAGAGATAGTATTTAGGCATTTAGAAGAGGTTTACGCTACGGGTATCTTGGGCATGAACATGGGTTACTTCTATATAGACCAAGCAGAAGAAGTACCAGAATCAGTGTTTAGAACGCTAACCACACGTCTAAGAAGGATTTCCTTTGATGCAGAGGGAAATGAAGCCCAACGTGGCGGAGTGGTTACATTCAACATGCATGGACATAACTGGATATGGCGCATGTTTAAGAAGAAATGGAAGAAAGACAAGACATCTTTAGATAATCCAAGGGATTACGGGCTGGTTGAAGCCTCAACCCTTGATAACCAAGAACATTTACCAAAAGACTACGTAGAAGACCTCTTATCTAACTCTAAGGAATGGGTGGAAAGATGGGTACATGGTAGCTGGGATGCCTTTAGTGGTCAGATATTTGAAGACTTTAAGGAATCAGTACATGTAGTGAAACATGAGGAGCCACCACGGTCAGCTCCAGTGTTTGTAGGACTAGACCCAGGCAGTACAGACCCCTTCGCGGGTATCTTTATGGCTATAATGCCAGGTGGACAGCGGTATATCTTTGCAGAGCATTACGAACCAGAACAGTCCACTAAGTGGCATGCAGACGTATTGAAGGCTAAAATGCTACAAAAGAACATTAAAGCCGTATATGTGGACGCAGCTAACGCTCAGGTGATAACAGACCTTAATGAGGAGGGTATCTACTGTGTTCCAGCTAAGAAGGAGAAACTACAGTCGAGACAGGATATGTTCACTGGTGGCATCAATATGATAAAAGACATGCTTAAAGTAGACAGTATAACTGGAAAGCCAGGTATAATAATAAGTGACGACTGTACTAACCTAATCTACGAATTACAGCAATATGCGTGGAAAGAGCGTAAGGGGGAGATGAACGCCCCAGAAGTACCAGAAGACAAACACAATCACACAATAGACGCCCTTCGGTACATTTTACTAAATTACTACACAGACCCAGGGGCAGGCAAAAGCAGAGTTATAATGAAATAGATGGCAAAGAAAAAGAAAATGAGCGAAGAGTTGACACGGAAGTTCGAAGATGCGGAACTCGTCAGCAAGATAGCAAGTCAGTTTAACAAATCTGATTCGTTTTTCTATCGTTACATTACAGACACAGATAGATGGTATGGCCTTTGGCGCAATATCTCAACCAAACCCGATAACCAGTTCCGTTCTAGAGTAACGGTTCCTGTTGGATTCTGGACTATTGAGACTACAGTGCCTCGTATGGTTAGCCAACCCCATCACTTCACCATGACCCCTAGGGACTCTGACAACCCAGATATTGTTACTCACAGTATCCAGGCCAAACAATACTTTGAATACGTACTAGACCAAGCGTTAATGAAGCGCAAAACCCGCCAAATCGCTAAAGACATGAAAATCTTTGGTTCTGGCTTTTGGAAGTATAACTGGGACGCAAGAAAGGGAGAAGCTAGTATTAGCGTACTTCCACTCAGAAAGCTGAGAATAGACCCTAACGTCACCGAACCAGCTAATATACAGGCATGTCGCTACATCATAGACACTACCAAGCTGACCAAGGACGAGATTATGGAGAACCCTCTCTATAACAAGAACGTCACCGAAGGTATGTTTGAGAAATTAGAAGGTGGTGGAGACTCCACAGGCAGAAGCAAGGGTGGTGACAGCAACGATACTACAGACCGCTCTAGAAACACTAGATTGGCCTCTAGAGGACTTTTGAATAATACAGCCGACCCAACAGAGAACGAATACGATATATGGGAATGTTTCACCTGGATAGACGGTAAACGCCATATTGTGGTCATTTTAGATAAACAGTGGGTAATCCGTAACGATGAGTGGGATTATGACTTCTGGCCATTCTCCATGACAGTCAACACTGAAGACCCAGACAACATCTTGGGTGTAGGCGATATAGAACCAGTAGCCACACTGATAGAAGACATCAACACCAACAGACGCCTACGCACTGATAACAAGAACATTCGTACAAATGTCATGTTCGAACGTGTACGTAACGCTGGCATCAGAGATGAAGACCTTAAATGGACACCAGGTGGAGTTATTGATTCCAACATACAGAACGGTATTACACCTATAGCCATACCAGACACCACAGGAGGCTCCTTAGAGGAGGAATTGCTTAATTACCAGGTGGTAGAAAAGGCAACTAACACCCCTGCGCAGATACAAGGACAGCTACGCGCGAGCGGGGGAGAAGCTGGCGGACTCCTTAACAGGACAGCCACAGCATTTAAGGGTGCTCAACAAGAAACCAACATTAGATTTAAATACCAATCCGAGTCTCTAGACCGTTGTGTGCAGGAAACACTCCGCAACCTATGGAAAATGATTTCAGATACAGTCACTCAGGACCAGGTAGCTAGGGTTATAGGAGCTGATGACTCTACATCCTTCCAAGACATACCTAAAGAAGCCATAAAGGCTGAATACCTTATTGATATTAAGTTCGGTTCCGCAGCATTAGAGGACGAACAGACCAAGAGAGAAGAAGCTCTGGTTAAACTACAGACACTTTCCAACATATTCCCAGCATCCACTGAACTCTTTATTAAAGACTTCCTGATTGCTATGGGAGATAAGAACGTAGATGAAGTCGCTGGCATCATAGCCGCACAGAAGAAAGCAGCTGAACAGCAAGAGAACCTACCTAAACCACCACAGATTAACGTATCTGTTGGAGGTGAGGACATCAACCCCATAATGACCCAAGAGATGTTGGCTAACTACTTCACATTCTCAAAGACAGCCACAACCCCAGAACTTAACCCAGAGACCAGACGACTAATGTTTGGTCAGACCCTAGAGAAGAACGAGCAAGAGAAACTAGAGCTCGAAAAGGACAGAGTAAAGATTGAACTCTTTAAAGCTATATCGGATGCAGAAGCAAACGACAAAAAACTCAACAATGAGCAGGTTAAGATAATAGCCGATATAAGCAAGGAGGAGAATGGACAGAGGACAGACGGACAATCTGAAGGCAATGATGACGACTCCAGGGTGGAAACTGTGGACGAGTCTTAAACAGGAAGCTGTAGATGCCTTACAAAAACAGGTAAACCACCGAGGCGTCACAGAAAGAGACGCTGATTTTATGAGAGGTCAAATAAATGAGCTTAGTAAAGATATAGATTTAAATATAGACCTCAGCAAACCTGACAGACAGGTGATAAACTAGAGACAGACCTGCACATTGACAATTAGGGTATATAAGATAATGTATAAAACCATGGAAGACAAGGAAATTGTAGCTCCCGAAGGGCAAGTCGAGGAATCGACTCCTACGGAGCAAGATACCCCTGAAGTGGCTACACAAACCGAATCCCCTGTTGAAGAAACAGACAAGGATTTAACTGAGTATGCCGCTAATAAGGGATATTCAGAAGATGACCTAGCCAACGAGAAGACGGCTGGGGCTCTTAAAATGGCTATGAATGCTGAGAAGATGGCTGGTAAAGCCACCGTAAAGCAGGATGAGCCTTCGGAGGATGAGGACCTCGATAAATACCTCGATGAACTACTGGGTGGAGATAAGAGCCCAGAGACTGCACAGAAGGTAGCCGAACAAGTCGGCAACCTAGATGTCAGTAATCTCAATTCTCAGGAGCAGGCTGTTATTAAACAGCTGGAGGACCGTGCTTACCAGAAAGCTATGGAAGCCGTTGCACCACTTCAGTCCCAGATGCGCAAGCAACAATACAGGACTGAAATAAAAGCTCTTACCGAAGAGTTTGGCAAGGATGTCATTAAACAGGCACCCGCAATCTTGAAGAAGGCAGCCATAACAGGCAACCTCCGCGACGCAACAGTTGTTGTGTTGATGGAAAGCCAACTCAAGAAAGCCACCTCAGCAGGTATTGAGACAGGAAAAAAAGCGGAACAACAAGCCGTCCGCCAACAAACACAAGAAGTCAAAAAGACTATCGCTCCTAAGATTTCTGATGAATGGGCAGACCTCTCTATAGAAGAGCAGGAAGCTGTCCTAATAAAACTTCAGGAAGAAAAGGGGTAGTTATATTCATTAACTACAAAGGATAGACATGGGAACAATTACAGCTAACACAACTAGCACCCTCTCTAATCTTTTGCCTAGTTTCTATGACAGAGTACTACTTGAGACTTTTGACAAGACTATCCGTTTCGCACAGTTTTCTAACAAGAAATCTGTACCTATGGGTGAAGGTAAGCAAATTACCTGGAACCGTTACAGCCGTCTTGCTCTTGGTTACAAGTTAACAGAAGGAACTCGTCCTTCGAGTGTTGCACTTAGTACAGTACAAGTTTCTGCATTGTTGGAACAATATGGTGGTTACACCGTACTATCCGACTTCGTAGACCTCACCGCTATTGGTGATGTTTCCAAAGCAGCCGTTGAACGTCTTGGACGTCAAGCTGCCGAAACACTTGATACCGTAATACAACAAGCTATCATTAGCCATGCTAATCTTACTGCTGTATCTACTACTAATTACATTAAGCACTCTACAAGCCAATACTTCTCCAACACACCATCAGCAGCTCAAAGTGTTGACGCAGCAGCTACATTAGCTGTCTCCGACATCAACGCTATCACTGCTAAATTGCGTGGTTGGGATGTACCAGGAATCGATGGAACAGAAAATTACATCGGTATCGCTGGTGAGCAAGTATTGCGTTTCTTGAGAGACGATTCCACATGGCAGAACTGGAACCAGTACAACAACTCCGAACCATTGTTCAATGGAGAAGTTGGAAGAATCCACGGCGTACGTTTTGTTAACACAACACTACAACGTATTTCTTCTGGTTCAGCTGAAGGAACAAACCTTTCTGACGGATTTGCTGCGGCTCACGCAACAATGATTTTCGGAAAAGACTTCTTCGGTTCAGTTGACCTCGGTGGAAAGAATGTACAAATTCTTCAAAGTAATACTCCAGACGTAAGCGACCCATTGAATCAGGTAAGCACTATTGGTTGGAAGGCATTCTTCACATCCAAAGTTCTTAACGTTTCAGCTGGTGTTATCGCTTGGACTGGTGTCAATGAATCTCTGGCTCTCGCATCGGAAGCATCTGCTTACGCTGCTGGAACCCCAGGCACAAGATACTACGACCCATCAACATCTACTTAAACCTAGATTTGATGACTTCATTAAAGACCTTCTTCGGAAGGTCTTTTTTGATGGTAAAATGTAATTATGTTTAAGAAGAAGCAGACAATTAAGAAAGAAGCCGAAGTTGTAGACGAGAAGCGGTGTGAAAAGTGTAAACAACCCCTAGGGGCTGGATTCATTACCATTGCAGATGGACGCAGATTCTGTAGCCCATCCTGCCAAGGAATAAACCGCTAGACCGACTTACAATTAGGTTAAATAAAAGAAACCACCACAAATGGGGGCAAAAAACAATAAAAGAATAGGAATTACAGGAATAAGAGGGTTCATCGGAACTCATCTTGCCAATGCTCTACAGGAGCAGGGGTATTTTGTTATAGGCATGGACAATCTCTCACACCCGTCACACTTTGTTCTCAATGAGGGCATAGACGTGTTTTGGGGGGATGTACGCAACAAGTCTGACTGCGAACGGCTAGTAAATGAATCAGACGCAATCATCCACCTTGCTGCCGAGATAAACATAGATAAATCAATCCTAGACCCAGAAATGGTCTGGGAAGTTAACACTAAGGGCACTCTCAATTTGCTAGAGGCTCTTAAAGGCCTTGAAAAGCCAATCCTGATAGCAAGTAGCTCTGAGGTCTACGGAAGCGCTCAGACGGCCTTACAGGACGAATTACACCCATTAGACGGTCAATCACCATACGCAGCATCTAAAATAGCAGCAGATAGATTAGGATACGCGTACTATAAGTCATATTCGCTCGATGTGAAAATCGTCAGGGCGTTCAACGTATGCGGGGAGGGTCAGGGGTTTGATAGTTATGGTGCAGTAATCGCCAAGTTTATTCGTAAGATTAAGAGTGACGCGCCCGTCACCATCTTTGGGGACGGTAAACAGACAAGAGATTATACGCATGTGAGTGATGCCGTCAATGGGTATATAAAGATATTAGAAGAGGGAAAAGCAGGCGAGACCTATAACATCGCAACAGGCAAGGACTGGTCGGTCCAGGACCTTATAGACGTAATAGAAAGAATCAGTGGCCACATAGCCACCAGAATAAAGGGACCAGAGCGTCCAGGTGAGGTTATGAAACTTAAAGGAGACGCAACCAAGTTGCGGGCTTTAGGCTGGGAACCACGGATTGAATTCGAGGAGGCGGTACACAGAGCATGGAATCAAGACATTTAATAATAGGTGGCGGAGAAATAGGGAAGTCAGTATATGAAGTACTTAAAGACGTGGTGGATGTCTCTATTAGGGACAAAGAATCTGACATCGTTGGTCAGTTTAATTATATTCACATTGCTATACCTTTTAGTGATAGTTTTGTGGATACCGTACGAGATTATCAAGAACTGTATAGTGCTCATACTGTTATCGTCCATACTACTACGAAAGTAGGAACGATACGTAAATTAGGAAAAAAAGCAGTCCACGCTCCGATTAGGGGTAAACACCCAAACTTAGCCCAATCAATAAAGACGTTCCGCTTATATATCGGGGGGAACGAATCTGACAGGGTTACGGACGTGGCTGCCATATTCAAACAAGCTGGTGTTGATGTTTATCAACTTGACTACAACCCAGAGACGACTGAGATATTAAAGTTGATGTCAACCAGCTATTACGGCTGGAACATACTATTTGAAAAAGAGCTTCACAGAATCTGTCAGGAGTACGATGTCCCTTTCGATGTCGTCTACACGGATTCAAACGAGAGCTACAACAAGGGATACAGAGCTATGGGAGACGGTCAGTTTACCCGCCCAGTATTGAAGCATCAGGAGGGACCTATCGGCGGCCATTGCGTTTACGAAAACTCCCTCTTATTCCCTGAGACATATATAAACCTGCTAATTCAGGACAAACAAGATGAACTTAGAGACAATTGAGACCATAACAATAATCTCCAAAGGAGAAACGAGTATGGATGCAAAGATTCATCCAACAGCTACCATAGAAGGCGAAGTCACATTGGGTAAGGGCGTAATTGTCCACGCCAATGCTGTACTAAGCGGAACCATCAACATCGGAGACATGACTGTCATCGGCGCTGGTGTGCACATTTTTGGGACGGTAAACATAGGCATTGGATGCAAATTCCAAAGCAACGTTTTCATCCCAGGTGGAACCACAATAGGAGATGCGGTCTTTATAGGACCAGGAAGCGTCATCCTTAACGACAAGTTCCCACCCAGCTTGGGTAAGAGCTGGATGCCAGTAACTATTGCTAACGGTGTAACCGTTGGTGGTGGATGTACGATTCTACCAGGAGTCCTCATTGATGAGGATGCCAAGATTGGCGCTGGTTCTGTCGTAACCAAGAGCATCCCACCTCGGACCCTAGCGTTTGGCAACCCTGCCAGGCCAGTAGGGGTACCTCAGAAACCTGGAGAAGGTAAATGGGGATTCTACGAGAAGGAAGCACAAGGGAAATAAACCGACGGGAGGCGGTCAAACCTCCCAACTTTTTATGAATATACCATTTGCTAAACCCGATATAGGCAAAAAAGAAATCGATGCAGTAGTCGAGGTTTTGAAGTCTGGGTGGCTAACAACAGGACCCAAGGTAAGAGAATTAGAAGAAGCATTCGCAGAGTACGTAGGAGCCCACTATGCCATAGCAGTAGACAGTGGAACATCAGCATTGTTCCTGTCTTTGAAGTGCTTAGACCTAGCCAAGGGAACTACAGTGTATGTTCCATCACTAACCTTTACGGCCTCAGCAGCAACCATCATCCATGCAGGATATACGCCAGAGTTCGTAGATATAGATGATGACCTCATACCAGACTTTGTTCCAGACCCAGCAGTGATAGTCCATCTAACAGGCACCAACGCCTGCGAGGAACCTAGCGTGTGCACCATACAGGACTCAGCCCACAGAGTAGAGAGGGACCAGTTCAGGGGACAGGCAGGTATGGCTTGCTTCAGCTTCTATCCTACAAAGAACCTAGCCTCATGTGAGGGTGGCATGATAGTCACCAATGATAAAGAACAAGCAGACTGGTTACGCCTCGCGCGCTCGCACGGGCAAACGAAGGACAACTATAAGCGATATGCGATAGGTGGCTCTGACCACTGGGAGTACTCAATAGACTTCCCAGGCTGGAAGATGAATATGACAGACGTTCAGGCGGCTATTGCGCTAGTCCAATTAGAGAAGATGGACAAGATGAACAAGAAGCGTAGAAGGATAGTCCACAAATACAACACAGCTTTTAATATGAACCGCAAAGGACTACACCTCTATCCTATTGAGGTAGATAACAGAAAAGACTTCATAGCCAGGATGCATGAGAAGGGAGTCTCCTGTTCTGTCCACTTCTTACCACTACACACCATGCCAGCATATAAAGAATATTATGAACCACTTCCAATGACAGAGCGCATTGGGAAGAGACTTGTTAGTTTACCGCTCTACAGTTCGATGACAGACAAAGAAGTAAATTATGTAATTAAAAGCGTAAAGGAGAGCTTATGAAGAGAGTATTACTAACAGGAGCGGGTGGAAGCATAGGAGTCCACACCATTGCACACATATTCCATAATACCGACTGGGAGATTGTCGGTATAGACAGTTTTAAACACAAGGGCTGGATGGACAGGATAACTGAAGTGTTAAGAGAGCACCCAGAGTGGGAGTCTAGACTTAATGTAATCACCCACGACCTAACGGCACCATTCTCTGATATGACCAAGAAGCGTATAGGGGAGATAGACTATATTATCTCTATGGCCTCACTATCAGACGTACAGGACAGCATAGAGAATCCAGTACCGTTCGTACAGAACAACATAGCAGTAATCTTAAACACTCTAGAGTTCGCAAGAGAAGCCAAACCAGAGGCCTTCATACAAATATCAACTGACGAGATATATGGACCAGCCAGGATAGATGAGTCCCACAAAGAGTGGTCTCCAATCCTACCAAGCAACCCATACTCAGGTTCTAAAGCAGCACAGGAAGCCATAGCTATCTCCTACTGGAGAGCTTATGGGGTGCCACTTGTTATCACTAACACCATGAACAACTTTGGTGAGATGCAACAAGGCTCCAAGTTCCCAGTCATGATTCAGAAACTATTAGAAGCAGATGAGGTAGTGACTATACATGGAACACCAGAGCAAGTAGGAACCCGCTACTACATCCATTCCCGCAATCATGCAGACGCACTGCTTTACATCCTACAGAACCTACCACCACATCCACACAGAGATGGAGACCTAGATAAGCCTGATAGGTATAACATCGTTGGAGACATACAGTTGAGTAACCTAGAGCTTGTATTAGAGATTGGCAGACTAATGGACAAAGAACCAAAGATTCAGTTCGAAGACTTCCACGCTACACGCCCAGGACACGATAGACATTACGGACTAGATGGAACCAAGTTAGCAACAGCTGGGTGGACATCACCAATATCCTTTGAAGACTCCATGAAAGACACGATAGAATGGCAAAGAAAGCACCCCCTATGGCTTGACCAACCAGAGGAAAAGTAGTATTATGAAAGTAATAATTCAATGGGGAGAACACTATGGGGGGTAAAAAGACTTTCGGGCTGTGTGGCTTAGGGAATATTAGTTCTAGGCACATAAAGGCAATAGAAGAAATAGGCGGCAAAGTAGTCGCCACTTATGACGTTGATGCATCTAGAAATCCTACTTGTAAGACTTATCAGGAACTACTAGAGAGTGATGCAGAATGGATTGTAATCCTGTCACCAAGCAAGATGCACAAGAAGCAAGCTACCAAGGCGTTGTCTTGGGGCAAGAAAGTAATCACAGAAAAACCACCAGTGCTCAGTTATGGAGACCTGTGGAGTTTTGGTTTAGACGATGACATCTATGGAATCTCTCAGTTACGCTACATGCAGAGTATCAAAGACCTACGTATGAAGGTTAAGGACTCCGATGGCTACATGGGCAGACTGAACATAGTAGCGCAACGAGACCCAATTTACTTAGCTAACTGGAGGGGAGACAATGAATGGTCAGGAGGATTACTTTATACTATTGGTATCCATTACTTTGATGTACTTACTTGGATATTTGGGGGGCTAAAGAAGATAGACTACGTACGGTGGATAAACGACAACAAGGTCCAAGGACGCCTAGAGTTGGAACAGGGAACCTTTGAGTTCAACATAGAAATCTCAGAGACAGAAGACAATTTTAAGACATTAGAAATAGACGACGAAGAGATAGACCTGGCCGCAGGGTTCTTTGAACTACACGGTGAGGCCTATAAAGACATATTCAATGATGGCGGAATACATCCTAAAGAGATGCACCGAGCCATTGAACTTATAGATAAAATTGAGGGACACCGATGAAGAAAACAATAGTTGAAAATCCATTCGTAACCAAACGACGTTCATGGATTAGTTTTTGTATGCCAGTTTACAACGAGGAGAAGAGAGTAAAAGAATCTATTATGTCGGTGATGAATCAAGACTACCTAAACACAGAAATGGTAGTGGTAGATGATGGTTCTACTGATAACTCTGTCAGAGAGATAAAGAAGGCCATGAAACTCATGGACGAAGACCAGCTAGCTAGATTCCATCTTATAGAACTAGAGGAGAACAAAGGGGCCTGTAACGCACGCAACGTAGCCATTGCTGAAGCTAGGGGAGACTACCTTGCCTTCCTGCCAGCAGACGCATACCTCTATCCAGGAGTGTCTAGGTTCTGGGTTGCATCGCTAGATGACCAACCAGAGATAGACTTTGTTTATGGTATGTATAGATTCATTGAAAGAAACAAGCCATTTGGACAACACATCTCAGACGATTCTGTTAACGTTTACCCCTCTAAGAAGTTTGACGCTTATCTACTAGAGACAAGCAATTACATAGACGGAACGTTCCCACTCAAAAGAGAGCTGCTAGAGAAGATGGCTGCTTGGAACACAGAACATTATGGAGAAGAGATGGGGGCATGGGACCCAAATGTTAAATCCCTACAAGACTGGGACTTCTGGCTCAACGCTGTTAAGCAACACAAGGCTATAGGGGGTTACATCCCAGATGTATTCTTTGAGACAGACATCCCCGAGAAGACTGGACTGTCTGGAGACTCACACAAGAACTGGTTAGAACGCTTAGAACAGATAAAGAAGAAGCATGGTATTCCAGAGAGGAAGGTTTGTGTGGTGTCTTTTGGTGCCCAGTTCCACGGCATTAACATAGCCAAGATGCTAGACGCTAACTTCTCTACCAACCCACAACGAAAGTTACACAAGTATGAGCTGTTATACGTAGTAGGGTTATATCCACAATTTATCAACGAGATATTTGAAACTCTAAAGAAGTATCCTCATCCAGACTCACCACTGTCCTTAGCTAGAAAGGTTGGACACTTTATTGGTTCAGACGTTATGGCACTGAGAGAGCTTCCAAGGAAACACCTGGAAATTATGAGAGACTTCTTTGCCAAAACATTTGATGAGCTTCTCTGTGAATGTCCACACATCCAGAAGGAGTTAAAAGACATAGGTATCAAGGCAAAGATAGTCCCACTACCAACCACAAAGCTATATGAGCCAATGCCACTACCAGAGAAGCCAACCGTGGCTTGTTACCAGCCAAGTGGAGGCATGAGTGAACTGTATATGCCTGAATTTATGCTAGAGATTACCAAGAAGATGCCAGATGTTAACTTCATATTCTATGGCAACCAAGATAAAAAGGGAAAGAAAAAGAACGTTAGGTATCTCCCATTTGTAAATGAAAAGGAGATGAAGAAGCTGATTAAAGACTCTAGTGCCCTAGTAAGGCTCACAATCCACGATGGACTGCCACTAAGCGTTCCAGAGTTTATTACAGCTGGTAGAAACGTTGTAACCAATGTTCCACTTCCACACGTAGACGTTGTTAGTGGAGACTTTGGCGTAGAAGGTATCATAGCTGCTATCACTGACGCTATAAAAAGACCAGCAAGCAAAGAGGCTCAAGACTACTGGACAGACCTAATGGACGCTGAGAGATACAAAAAGGCAATCCATAAGTTCATTAAATACAAC